CCGTCAGAGGAAATGATGGAAGAGTCGCTGAAAAGACGTGGTTTGCGCCGGTAGATTCACACACTGAAAATGAAAGTGCTGAGGCTTTCTCCAGTGATTGTCCTGATGGTTTTTGCTCTGTGCCCTGGCTGACACAAGAAGGACCTCCCGTGCTCCAAAAGGATGTTGTTAATCATCCGTCCCATTACACGGATGGCGGTATTGAGTGCATTGACGCCATTGAAGCTCAGTTAACGCCAGAGGAATTCCGTGGATATTGTAAAGGTAATTGTGCAAAATATCTTTGGAGAGAGCGGCATAAAGGCGGCACGGAATCCTTGAAAAAGGCTCAGTGGTACTTAAATCGTTTGATTGAGCTTGACGAAAGTCAGAAAGGCTGATACTCGTCCTCTTCGTCGTCTCCTTCGTCCAGCAGACAAGCGGCAGCGAGCTCACACAGTTCTAACTCTGTGGGTAAATCCCAGTCCAGTTCAATATTTTCATCCGCCAAGATGGCCTTGACTGCATGCCACTCCATCAAGCGTTGATGATAGAGATTTAGTAACGCAGCATAGAGTTCATCCCAGGTCATTTCCCGGGCGGTAAGCTCTGCTTTGCGCATGGAGAATTGAAGTTCCAACGGAAGTTGAAATTCCCGTGGTTCAACTGAATGCTCCATTCTGCTTACAGGCCTCGATGTAATTATTCTAAGGCTATGTTTTAAATATGGCGTCCAATTCGTCTTGGGTAAACTCATCCCATAAATGGTCGGCAATGCAAAAATTGTTGGCAAATGTGGAAAGGATGTACGGACTAATGCTTTCCTCCAGCTCGCGAATTGCTTTTACCTCGTGTGGAGCGGCGGTGTAACTGCGAAATGCTGCGAGCAAAATTTCGGTTGACGCCCAGGGGTTAACTTCAATTTCTTGCAGGAATAGATTAACCTCCTCCCTGCGTCGGTCAAGCAATCCACCAATAACCTTGTGCTCAGAGTCAAAAATCCAACTGGACATTTCTTGAGTTGCGGCGCAAAAGTCTTCAGTTTCTATGGCGTCAATCACGGCGCCGTAAAGAAAGGATTGCCAGCCAATCGAATGGATAAAAGAAATCAGCGCCTGATGCATGCAGTCATCAAGACCAAGATTTAATTTGCCAAGTTGGTTGTCAATGATTTGCACCTCGTGGAACAAGTATTGCAATGCCTTCTCTTCACTGCAGCGCTGCCCGGGTTTAACAGGAGATCCGTCTGGATAAAATTGAGTGCCATAACCAATGGTGTAGGGTTCACCACCGGTAAATAAATCTGGGTACGCCTTTTCGCTAAAACCTTCATATTTGCAAATTAGACTAACCGCACGCGAAAAGTCGGTCATGTGGATAACTGTTATTACCCATAATCATACACAATTTATTTACTACCTTGCCCACGGCGTTTTTTTCTACCGTGGTTAGGCAGAGAATGTTTCCCCTGTCCTTGCCTAGTGTGCTTGGGTTTGGCTTCTAATTTAATGAATGTTGCGGATTTGGGTCGTGCCATCTCTATAAAACTGCGGTGTTATTACTTTAACCGGAAGCTGAACTACTGTTTTTATTCACCATTTTGTTTTGTGGGACCAATACCTTGCTGACATGATGTCTGGATTTGCGTCCTGGGCATTGTGACGGGCGTAATAGGACTTTCGCCGGGCCTTGTCTTTGGCTGATTGCGGGTTCTTTCCAGCGCCCTCCACGCCCTGCTGGCCAAAGCGAATGATCTTTTCTTCGCCGCCCTTGCAGGCTTTGACAACGTGTGACTTGGTGGGATGGCTTGGGGTACGCCTGGGCTTATTACACGCCATCTTGTCTTTTGCCAGCTTGGCAGCAGACGCAGCTTTTTTACGTTTATCCGCCATCAGAGTCCTTTAAACATAGATGTAAACTCGCCCAAGATTTGTGTGCCCGTCTTGGTTTTGTACTTCGTTTCTTCTTCATCTTCACCTAATCCTAGACGGAAGAAGCTTGAAGGCTTATCGCCGGTGGTATCTTTCGAATCTTTTTCTTCATCCATAAAACTTTCAATCGTCCCCAGGGATGCGAACGGATCACTAAGGTCGAGGCCATATGTTTTAAGTGCTTTATCAGATCCTGCCTTTGTTAAAAGCGTTTGCTCAGAGCGATCTAAATCAGGGAAAAACTTTTCGTAAAACTCATCTTCTGTACCTTGGTATCCAGAACCTTGAAAGACTTTGTACAGCTCGGTTTGCGGAGTTGCCATTTGATCTTTGTAATCTTCTGGGCGCTCAATGTAAGTTAAACCGAGAACCTGCTGTGTGGGCCGCTGGCGCTTTTCGTTCAGATATTTAATCTCCTCTCGTATTTCTTGTGCGGATCCAGTGCGCAATGTTTCAATAACATACTGTTTTAATTCTTCAACAGTTCCTTTAAAGTCCGTAAGACCATAACGCTGCAATACTTCTTGCCACGTTGTTTTATCATTGGGATCTAAACCACGGAGCATCTCATCAGCAAATTCTTCTGGCGTTACAAACTGACCAAAGATAGAACCTTGCTTTAAGGCCTCTTCTTTCAACGCTGGTAAGATATTGTTATAGATTTCATCTTGTACGCCGCCGGCCGTAAGAATATCTTTTGCCGCATCAAAGCCGCGTCCCTGACCCTTTACTTGAAAATGAATACGGGCAAAGGCATCTTTATCATTGATGTTTATGCCGAAACGATAAGCTTGTTGAGCCCAGTAAGGATCTCCATTCTTGGCGGCCTCCCAGTCACTGGCTACGGTTGACGCTTGTGTAGTGTAATCCTCTTTTCTAGCTTTATTGCCAACTGGATTAAAGTAAAACTCTGAATCAAAGTAACGATCTCCAACCTTTTTAATCTGATCCAAATACTGTTTCGCTCGTAAGTCAGCAACTAAGTTTACGGCGTTGACCATGTCTTGAGTTTGGAACGGGTTTTGTTCTTCTTGTCGAATATCAATGTACTCAACAAATTCATCCATTGAACGCGCCGTGTTAAAGCGGGGGACCAAATAATCGTCAATAAATTTTCGTGCAAAATCCCCTTGAATTTTTATTTGTTCGTTTGCTTCTTTTGTTGTATACCCGAGTTCTAAATCTTGTTGATAACGGTTCTTTAATTCGTTATCGAACCATTGCTGCCAATTGTACGTTGCATTGTTTCTAACTCCCGTAATATTTTGTAGGCTTTTTTCAAGAGACTCTTCTGCTTTGCCTGCAGATGTAAAAGAAAGTATGCCGCCAACGCCAGTATCTCCAAGAATGGCATTACTCAATTCTTTGTTAATATTAGTAATTTCACCAAAAGCACCGAACCCACTTAATAAACCAAGCATTTCTTCTTTGGATTTAGCTTTTTTCATTTCGCGGATTGTCTGTTTTAAAACATCTTGCGCCAAGGCGCCAAAACGTTTCACATCCACCGTGGCTTTTTCGCCAACTGCTTGATTTAAGGCATCTTCTAATTCAGTTATGCCATAGCCTGTATTTATGTTGTAGTTAAGACTGACTTGTTTATCTTGAGGTCGATCTGAAATGCGAAAAAGTGTAACGAATTCATCGGGCTTATCAATATTCAGGTAATTATCTTTTGCTAGCTGACGCCAATAGGGATCGTCGCGCTTTGCTTTTTCCCATGCATCTGCAATTTCAGGAATTTTCAACAGGCGATCTGTTTGCGTCGCTGCGTCTATTCCGAGCTGTAAGTCACGTACGGCTTGTAAATCTCGATCTGTAGGTTTAGTTTCTACATATTGCTTTGCGGCGTTTGTGGCTTCAGGAGCATTGCCACGGAAGCCTGCTGGTTTGCCCTGTGATGTGTAGTGTTGAAGGTAATATCCATTCTCTCCATATCTTTCGGTCACATCAATATCATCATTTGCGACAGCTGCTTTCCACTCGTCCGCAACCTGTGGATAGGTTTGTTTGTAATATTTGGGATCAAAATCACCGTATAAGGGTTTGGCTCCAAGTGCTGAATCCCATTGCTGAAGTTTTTCAATACGATAAAAAATTTTAAACTGATTTTCTAAATCTGTCTTAGCTGTATCGTCAATGTTTTGAATATTTCTAAGAATGTCCCTTTGATTCACATAGTCGCCTCCTTGTGTAGAGGAAGCTGTGGCAACAGTTTTGTCATAAGCAGCATTTTTATCCCGATT